CCATTGACATTGTGCAGGCTATAATGATTGCTGCTATGATTTTGGTTTTTCTTTGCATTCTTGTTTACCCCTCCTTTCTCCTGAAGCGGGTTATCTTTAGCGTGCCCCAGACTCGGCACGGGTCAGGACAGCCTAACCGAAAGCGAGTCACGCATGGCGCGCGCGCTCGCGCGCAGGACCTGACTGTTTTAGCGGTTAGCCCGCCGGTTTGCTTTTAAGACTTTCGCCGTTTTGTTCTATAAGTTAATTCCATGCGTCATATCATTCAATTATGCAGCTTGGCAAACGCTGATTATACAGGTTTTATGCAAAAATTCCAACGATTTCTTTTCTTACAAACTCCGTTTTCATCAAGGAGCATTGCTGTTGTTCATAGGATAGCTTAGGTTAAGAAGGCAGGAGTTCTTTGCAGACGCGGTAGTGCGTGAGAAACTCGCGGCCCTTATCCGTGATCAGAACCATTTTTCTGTTTCCCGTTTTCTGCCGTAGCTCAATCAGGCCTCTGCTCTGTAGGAATTCTGGGAAATCTGAAGTGAGGCCCGCTCGCGCGCAGATCCTTGATGGTGGCAAATCGTGTTTTTGAGTTAGTTCTTCAAGAAAATCGGCTACTTGGTCTTTTAATCCGCGGCGCACAGTTCAAACAGGGAATTAGAACAGATATTAAGCTTCCTCACCTGAATTACATGCTAAACTTCCAGAATCTTATTCTTCCCCATCTTGCACATGTAGCTTGTCGACACGGGCCCAAGCCCAGTTTCTACACTTCGCCGCGTCCTCGCAGAAAAGAAGGTTAACGTGGCGTCAGAGGAGACCATGAAGTTTTGAGACATAAAAGATCAGAGGAGAGTGAATTGAAAAGGCAGATACGCCGCTTAATCTTGTCTCACGGTTTTCAGGACCATAAGCGTGCAGAAACCGTTAATGTATTGTCAACTTCTGAAATTCTCTCAGCGTTAGCTGGGCCAGTGCAACTTTCCCAGATTCCACAAGTTGAGAAGGGCGAGGTTCTCGTTGACAGCCGCGGCCAAGGAAGTTTTCAACAGTGAAGACCGTGGAAAAAGGTAGGATAGGGGTAGGTGTCTCCATAACGTGAAAAGAACAGCATTAGAGAGGGTTACCCTGTACCTCGGAAAAGCGCGAAGAGTCGCTGTTCTCGACACCCAGGCCATTCGCACTAAACTGATTCGGCAGCTGGAAGGCCTCTTCGAATTGGCAATGTCGATAGCCAAAGGCAAAGTGAAACGGTTCAAAGACGACGCTGGGAAAGAGCACAATGTGACACCGAAACAGAGGGAGAAGTGGGCCCGTATAGCCGCGTACACGGCGCAGGTCATGCATAATCTGACCAGAGGCTTCGACGAGAAACAATTTCAAACCGACTTGAAACATCTGGAGAAAATGGTTGATGAGGTCCGACGCGAGCAAGCTGGAAAAACAAATCCAGCAGTTGTATGAAGAATCAACTCGAGGGCGCAGAAAAGACAAGATAACAGTCCCTCAAGACCCTGTTGAGTTTTTCGAAAAGATTCTGCGCTTAACTCTGTTTCCATACCAAGCACAATTTCTCCAAGATAAGAACCCTTTTAGAGTTCTTCGCTGGTGCAGGCGTGCTGGCAAGACTCTTCTGATGAGTGGTGATGACATACACTTCGCTGCTCTGAATCCTAATAGCCGAATCATCGTGACAATGCCCAAGTACGAGCAAGTTAAAGAAGTCTATTTTCAAGGTGAAACGGGTCTTCATAGTCACCTTGCAAGGATGCCTAAAGAAGTTTATAATCTCCTGATCGAAGAGGAACTGCAGACAATCATTCGCTTTCGGAACAAGACTGTGATCATGGCTGAAACGCCTGAGCCGTTTACAATAAGAGGCCACGGGCCCAGGAAAATCAGCATAGACGAATTCAATTTTATCCGTAAAGACAGGGACCTGTGGCTCAGCGCCCTCCTACCTATGACACTTACACGAATAGTTTACATCAATATTGCGAGCACACCATGGAACAAAGACAGCGTATACTGGGACATGTGCTTTAACAAAACGTTCAAAAACTTCAGTGGGAACGTGCATGAGCACGATCCGCCCCGATACCTTCGAAAATGGCAAGATGTCTTAAAACCTAATGGTCCTCTGGAGCCAAGCCAAGTAGAGATCATGCGAGAGCAATACGCTGGTGATCCTTGGCGTTGGAAGCGGGAGATGGAATGCGAGTTTGTCGATGATGAGAGCGCGTTTCTTCCGAGCAGCCTCATAATCAAGTGTCAGAACGAGCAGCTACAGTTCGCAGCGTTTGAAGACGCGATTTCTGGGCAGCTCTCTGTCGGGTGGGACTTAGGCCGTGAGCGAGATCACAGTGTCGTTGCTGTTACCCAGAAGCGAGAAGATTACGTGCAGCTTGTCCACTGTAAACAATTCCCCCTGGGCACACCATATGTGAGCGTGATGGCCTACATCAAGAGCCTTTGTGATAGGTGGAAATACATCCGCGCCGTCTATTATGACCATACAGGCACGAAAGGGATGGATGAAGAAATCCAGAAAGCAGGGTTTCCTGGCACTGTCGGAATTGATTTTACGAAGCCTGTTAAACATGGCATGGCTATGATGCTGAAGCAGCTTATGATGTCTCCGCGGGAAAGCGATAAGAACATACTTCCTGAGGACGCGAGAAGAAGGTTTGAGCTTCCTTATGACCAAGACGTGCAAGCAGAACTTAACGTCGAGCAATGGGAACAAACGGCTGGAAGCGAAGTTTACTCGTTTTCTCATCCAGAGGGCTCGCATGATGATCGCTTTTGGGCAATTTGCATGGCTGTCCGGGCGAGCATTCAGGCTCCTCCGCCTGGAGTAGGCGCCTTCATGCTTCCGCATTAAAAAGGGTGAAAGTTTGACTTACGAGCAGAGAAATTTCACTCGCCGAAAAAAGAAGGACAAAAAGAGTAAGGAAAGCAAGGCGAAACCATGAGCTCCATTTCGGATAGGGTGAAAAAAGGCTTTAAGGCGATTCGAGAGAGAGCGCGCGGGTTTACAGCTCAAAGGCACTTTCCGCCTGAGGTCAGCAAGAAGCAGATTGAAGAAGAGATTCCTGTTACTTGGGGAAAAGACCAGGGTCTCTGGGGTTATATTCAAAAATATTATCTGAAAGGCTCAGGCATCGGCTTCATCACCCCGCCGTACATGGCTTACTGGGAGCGGATCTGGGGCGCAACGCCGATAGAAGACTTGCCGAAGTACAAAGACATGTACTCTTTCACGCCGTATGTGAAAGCTTCCATTGATGTCACGATTAATCTTGCGCTGAGCAACGGCTTCGAGCTTGAAGGCGGCGATGATGCTGTTCGTGAGTGGCTTGAAGACTGGCTTGATGAGCAGAATATCCTGCAAACTCTGCGTATTATCGGGACAGACATGCTCGTGATGGGTAACGCTTACTTAGAGCTTTGTCGTGATGAGAATGATGACACGATTCAGTGGCTTAAGCCGCTTGACCCTGTTTTCATGCGGGTTCGCCGTGACGCTTACGGCAACGTCTTCGGCTTCGTTCAGCTTCTCACTTTTCCACCTGTGACTTTTCAAGCTCAAGACATCGTTCACTTCCGGTGGAGCGGAAAGAGCTGGTGGTATGAGTACAGCTACGGCACAAGCCTTCTCCGTCCGCTTCTGCTTATTCAGGCACTTATTGACGATTTTCAGACGGACATGGCAACGATAATGAAGATTTACACGAAGCCGATGCTCGTCGTTAAAGCTGGAACCCCTGAGAACCCGTGGGGTGACCCGCAGCTGGCAGCTCTCGTTCAAGCTTTCACTGAGAGAGTTCCAGCAACAGATGTGTTCGTGAGAGGTGATGTTGACGCTAAAGTTCTCACAAGTATGACGCGGGAGATTAACGTTCAGTGGTGGATTGATTATCTTCACGGGCAGCGGCAGGCGATTCTTGGAGTCCCGAAAATCTTCCTCGGTGAAAGCGAAGGCACAAACCGTGCTACTGCGGAGATAGTGATGCAGGAATTCGTCACGCGGCTCCGCATGCTTCAGGAGCTTATGGGAGACACGCTTGAAACAGACTTGTTTAAGCAGCTGATTGAAAGCAAGTTCGGTGAAGGCGTGGAAGTTCCGAAAGTTAAGTGGCGGCCGATCTGGGAATCGACTATTCAGGAGAAAGCTGCGTACTTCGTCGCTCTGGTGCAGAACGGCATTGCAACGATACCTGAGGCAAGAGTAGCCCTTGGCCTACCTCTGGAGCCTGAGCAAAGTGAAGGCAAGTTGCCAACAGCAAGCGCCGGAACAGTAGCTCGGCAGCCGCCGCAAGAGAAGCCTGTCAGTCTGCCGCTTGAAACGTCGTGATTTCTTTGCCAACTTTCGCAGAGGCCAGCGCACACATTAGCCACTATGCTCAGCTTGCGCCTCTTCAGAGGCCTGTAACGCATACTTGGGTCTTCACCCTCGTTGATGACAGAAAACTCTGCGAGAGCTGTGATGAGTTCCGCGGAGAATCATATGAAATCGAAGACCCAAGCGAACTTGAAGAAGCTTTTCCGTACGGCGAGCAGGTTGACGCGGCGACTTTCGCCTGTAACATTCATCCAAATTGTCGCTGTGTCGTGGAGAGGGTAACTTGAAGCCTGAAAAACTTGTGACGATGCACTGCCCAAGCTGCGGCGCTGACTTCGGCAAGCAGCTGATTATCATGGTTGACCCGTTGAAGAAGGAAAGTCACTTAGGAGAACGGCTTCCAAAGAAGTGCAGATTCTGCGGGACAAATCTTGTGCGCAGCGTGACGAAGGTGAAGACGATTTTTAGGCTTGGAAAACTTTATGGAGAAAACAAGTCAAACGTTAGCATACCAGCTCAACACGATGCTTAAAAAAGAGCAGTACAAGAATAAGCATCCTATCAGAGCGTTCTGGCCGCGAATGTCTTGCACTAAATTATGCGGTTGGTCCCTTGTCTTACAGCGTTTCCATATCACTTGTATTTGGTGTCGTGCACGCAGATTCTTCTATGGGAAGATTGATAGGTCGAAATATCACATTAACTCAAGGTTCGGTGGAATCGTTCTTCCGAATGATTCAACTTTGCGAATCATATTCAAGAAAGTTTACGGAGATAGAGTCTTTTTTGTTAAGACTCTTCATGGATGGAAGCGCCAAAAATTAACCCACATATTAATGGATGAAAGACCAGTTTATCACATCTGGGTTGACAATAATAGGCAGTTCAAATCATTCAAAGAAATCTTCTTTGATAAAGTTTTCAAAAAAACTGAGGTCTTGGTAAACACTGAGAATCTTTCTTTTCTGAAACAGCTCTGGTTACGCTTTCTTTATAACATGATTGAAATGTTGGCGAATTAACATGCCTGGACTTGAAGAAGCTGAAACTGTCTGGCGCTACAGGGTCCAAGACCCTGATAAGTTCGACAAGTTTCGTGTCAAAGAGATCGGCAGCGGCGGTGTGAAAATTACTCTCGGCCGAATTAAAGGCTCAGACCGTTGGGAAGTTCAGAACTACATGTTTGAGAAGCAGCGCTTCAAGACCCGTGAGCAAGTACGGAAGTGGCTTGATACTCATCTGAAGAGTGAGATTCGGAGCTTCCTCGACTTCAAAGCGTTTGACGAGTGGAAGCGGCGGTTCGTCAACGCTTACATGAACATCAGCAAAGTCGAGTAACCTAATCCATAAAAAGGGCCTAAGAGAATAGAATAGCGGCGGCCGCTGCGCGGAGTCTTCCTGTGAGTGGCGCAGAGCACCTCCGTATCTGGGATGTCGCCCGAAGATTCCGTAAGCGGCCATGCTGTCTATTCTCATCATAGTTACTGCTTGAGGCGGCGCTTTTCCGTTCTCGAAGCCTTCTCCTTTCTCCTCGCGGTTTGGCGTAGCTTCAAGCAGTAATAATGAAAACTTCAGTGAGGTATAAACAAAGTGACTTTTCAGGCAAGAGTTTGGACTACGAAAGAGGTAAACGACTTCCCAGATAGCTCCTTCGCTTACATCGAGCCAGGTGGCAAGAAGGACAGCGAAGGCAAGACGACGCCGAGAGGTCTCAGGCACTTCCCGTACAAAGACAAGAATGGAAAACTTGATGAGGCACACATAAACGCCGGGTTTTCATATCTCAGCAAAGCGAAGCTTCCAGCGGCTGCGAAGAAGCATATACATCAAACTTTAGTCAACGCTTGCAAGAAGCTTGGGAAAGAGCATAAGCCATGCAGCTTGCCAGGTTGCAAAGGCACTAACCCGAAGAAGAGCATGCTCGAAGACAGTGAAGCCTTCTATGCTCTCATGACACACAGAACATACGCGCCTTTTCTTTAAGGTGTCTTTATGCAACTGAAATACTTCGTTCCCTTCAAGGCCCAGGAAGGCGCAAGCGCAGAGTTTGCTCTAAAAGAAAAGCTGCTGAACATCGAAGGCGTCGCTGTGGACACGAGCGTTAACGCGAACAAGTGGCAGGTCCCGCCTGAAGACCTTGACTTCGTCGTTCAAAGCCTTCTCGGCGCTCAGCTGCGAATTGACCATGCTGAAAGCGCACTCGCTGTAATCGGGAAAGTTCCTGAGAGTAAACGGGTTGGAAATAGTGTTTCATTCAGGGCTGAGATCGGTGACTTGCAGATAATTGAGAAGGTGCTTAGGGGCTACTTGACACATGTCAGCATTCAGGTTGACAGTGACCAAGTCGAATGCAGTAAGTGTCTGAAGCCAACGCGTAAAGAAGGCATGCTCATTCACCTCTGCCCAGGTGCGTACGAGATTGTCCATAAGCCGAAGGTGCGAGAACTCAGCATCGTCGCCAGCCCAGCTTATGAGAAGACGATATTTTCACCAGTTGGTTTTGCTGCTGCGATGGATGAGTCTCAGAAGATCGATTTTCCATGTGCTCACTGTTCACAGTTACTGAAAAGTAACGAAGATGTGGGTTCTAAGCGAGAGCTGCAAGAACCTGAAAACCAAAAGAACGAAACACAGGAGGTGAAGCACTTGTCTGAACATAACGCTCAGGCGAATGCTTCAGCACATCAAGCACAAGGCGTCGTAAACGTTGCTCCAGGCGAATCGGCACCGAAAGGACTTGACTATGAGCAGATGATGAACCAGCTGACGACACTTGAAAACCAAATCACGCAGAGTCCGCAGGCAGAAGATGCAGAAGCTGCTGCAATGACGAAGCGCATCAAAGCCCTTGAAGCAGAAGTCGCTAAGAGAGCGACGAAGAAAACCCTCAGCAAGAAGATCAGTGAGCTAAGTAGGAAACTTAGCGAGGAAGGCGAAGAGGGCGAAGAAGCCAAGAAAGGTGAAGAGGGCGAAGAAGGTGAAGAAGCTGAAGAAGGCGCAAAAGGGCCAGGAGTTAGGACCGCAGAAGCAAAGCGTGGAAGCGGCCGCGGAATCATCTCTGTTGAAGACGGTGGAAACAAAGATATTCTCGGCAACTATGGGTGGTTCAAAGATCTCATTGCTGCTGGCAAGAAGCTGAAAGGAATGAAATAGGTGACTGGAAATGAGTACATGGCCGTTAGAAGGAACAACACCGCTCATATCCGATCGTTATATTAACACCTACTATTGCGGCACAAACGCAATTACTATGGGCCAGCTCCTTTACTTAAGTGCTAACAATACTGTTCAACCTACAACATCAGCGAACCTGAAAACAATCGTCGGCTTCGCAATGACCAGTGCAACATCAGGGCAAAAAGTTAGCGTTGCTTCAAGAGGTTGTTGCAGGGCGACAGCTTACGGAACGATAGCTGCAGGAGACCAGATAACGTCTGCAAGCGGCGGAGCAGCCGGATGCATTCAAACCGATAACTCTACTTTGAACACGACGATAATCGGCCAGTGCATCCAGGGCGCAGCAAGCGGCGGCACTGCGATTATCATGCTCTGGTAAGGGTGGTTTTAAATGGCTCTTAACGAAAGTGCACTGTCCTGGATAGATACAGGAGCTGTACAGTATCCAGCTTTGCACCAGAAAATAATCGAGCTAACTATGCCAGCCCTCGTCGTCAAGAGGCTCCTGCCAGAGTTCCCAATCATCGCTGGCCGAACAGCAACCTTCGTGAAAGAAAGCGGCTCCAGAAGCATCGGCATCACAGACGTCGGCGAAGGCGCAGAGATAATGATGGATTTCACCCCGCTCAGTACGGTGACAGTTTAACATCATGGGTTGACATGATGCTCTGGAAACACCGTATAAGAAGGGCCTCAGAGAGCGCATAACAAGGGAAAACATCGAAGACCTCTATATCCCGGTGATCGAGCAGCAGCTGAGGCGTCTGGCCAGACGAACGGCCTACCAGATAGACCTTGACTGTATGAACGTCATCGCAAACGCAGCAGCTACTACGTCCGCAGGCTCAGGTATAAGCATGGGAGCCACAGGCACGACTTTCACTGTTACAGGCGGCATCGGCACCAAAGACATCTTATATGCAGAAGCAGCAATCAACAGTTACAACTTCATCGCTGACAGCATAATCTGCAACCCGATTCAGGCGAGAGACTTGAAGTTTCTGCCTCAATTCACACTGTCAAGCTTCTACGGAGAAACCCCGATTGCTTTTAATGGAAGCGTTGGCAAAGTCTACGGTTTAGACCTCTACGTTACAAATGTCTGCAGTGCGGGCACAGCTTACATCTTAAGCACCGGACAAAACTTAAGCGCCAGCTACGCGCCGATAGGCTTCTTCTGCATCAAGAGGCCGTTGATGACTGAAGTCGACCCGAAGAAAGAGTTTGACTCTGTTGACATCGAGTTGACCACACGATACGCGCCTGTTGTGCTGAATGGACAATGCATCTCGCAAATCACAGGGCTCAATACAAGTTAAGCTCAACGATTCTGTTCCCATTTTCTTTTCTCTTTTCTCTTCCAAAGCCTATCCACAAGCTGGGTAGGCGGAACGTGGCAGCAAATAAAAGCCTCATGGAGGTGAATAAAGAAAATGTCTCAACCTGTGCAACAAGTAAATAACCATCCGCTTTTCAAGGCAGTGCTTAAAGGCATCTTTGTTGGCTTCGTCCTGTTCTTTATCTTCGCAATCATGGCGACTCTCTTCGCATCGTTCGGCAGCACATACGCGTTCTTGACTTCCATTCCAGACATGGGCTTGCTCGGATTCTTCATCGGCGTAGGCATAGAAGTTTACCCTGCACTGCTCTAAGCGAACGGGCCAAAGTATCCAAATTTTGGATACAATCTCTCTTCCATTTTTTTAGTTTAACTCAAAATTTGAGGATTCGTTATGGTCATAATCTTTCACCAGTGCGCTCATTATCACGTGGACAGAAACACAATAGAAAAAAAAACTACGGCGAGGTGATAAATGTGAGTATTGGAAATTTTGGAGGCAAAATTAGCTGCAAAGTACAGGTAATTGACAAGGAAACAGGGAAAGTTTTGGATGAAACAGATGCGCCAGGCGACTTAGGTACCCTTCAGCTTGCCCAGATCATGTGCGCGAACATGCTGGATACGACTCAAACAAGTGCAGTCAAAGACATAACAGGCACTGCCCGAACAGTCAGCGCCAACTCCACTATAAGCAGCGTAAGCGTCGTCGCTGGAACAGGCTCAGGCGGCGAAAGCTCAGGAAACAGCACGGCGGCCTCAGTTACAGATTATGCTTTAGGCGCAATCGTTTCAGGCAGTCAAGGAACGCAGACAGCTACGATAAACTCGCCTTCAGGCTGGAGTAGCGGCACGAGCGGAACTTTCACCATAACAGCAAACATGGCAGCACCTTCTTCAAGCACGACGTACTATGAAGTCGGAATAGAAATCACGATAGGCAGCTACACCTTCCTGATCGCGCACAACGTGAACACAAGCGGATGGAGCGTCGGAACTACGCAATATTTGGCAGTGACTTTTACACAGACAATACAATAAGCCAGGTAGTGATGCTTAGTTGACGACTGACACAATCGGCGGCACTTCTGCTCATGGAAATTTTGGATATAATGATGTTAGCGCATGTCAGATTACTGCGAGTGCTTCAGGCACACTTCAAACAGTTGGCGTAAACCTGTACTCCGCTGTTGGCAATATCATGGTTGCCATATATTCAGACAACAGCGGTGTTCCTGGATCACTTCTTGGGTCGAGCAGTGGACAAAGCGCTGTGGCTGGCTGGCAAGATTTAACGATAAATCAAAATGTCAGCATCACTCAGGGAACTAAGTACTGGCTTGCTTTTGTTGATGATTCAGGCTGTGTAATATATGGATCAAATGCTGCATACTATTATGACACTGGCAACACTTACGCCCAAGGTTTTCCTTCATCAGCAACGTGGTACAAAGAAAGTCAATTCTGTTTTAACATGCGCATGACATACAGCGCTGGCGCTACTCCTGTTTCTGCCGCTGGTACACTTGGCCTTCAATTTTCAGGGGCAAGCACACCGACAAGCTTATCCTCTGTCGCTGCTGCTGGAAGTGTCGGTCTTCAATTCGCAGCGTCTGCAAGTCCTATCAGTCCTGT